ATATTATTCTATTGTAATCAATTTACACGAGAAAGGAAAAATGGATGATTGATTTTGAACATGACCAACAAAATGCAATGAGTAAAACTGAAAATATTCAGTCTCTTGCAGATCAAGTTGAAAGACTTGAAACTTTAAATAGAGAAATTGAGGTTGCTGAAACGCAACTCAAACAAAAGAAAAAGAATTATGAACATTTATCAGGAGAAGTAATTCCAACTATGATGAGTGAAATGGGTTTGTCCCATTTAAAACTTATGGATGGATCTTCTGTAGATGTTAAGCCGCACTATAGTGCTAATATTACTATAGCTAATAAGGAAGCGGCTTTTAACTGGCTTCGTAATAATGGATTAGGCGATATTATAAAGAATGAAATTTCTGTATCGTTTGGTCGTAACGAGGATAACAAGGCAGCTGATTATGCTGCTCTTGCAGAGGAACGTGGGTTTCAACCGACACAAAAGCTGAAGGTTGAGCCCATGACTCTTAAAGCGCTAGTCCGTGAGCGTATTGAGGCAGGTAAAGAAATGCCAACGGAAATTTTCAATATATTTATTGGAAATAAAACTACAATAAAAAGGAAACAATAAACATGAACCAAGTAGCAACAAAAAAAGAAGGAGCATTAGCAACGAATCTATTTGAAGCTGATGCTAATAAAGGTGCTCAAAACATTTCGCAAGACGATCTTGCGTTGCCTTTCTTAAAAATTTTGGGCCAACTATCTCCAGAGGTAAATAAAACTCATGGAAAATATGTCGAGGGCGCAGAACCCGGCAAAATCATAAACACTGTGACCAATCAGTTGTACGACACATTACAAGTTGTACCAGTCTTTTACAAAAGACAATACATTGAATGGCAAGACAGAGGTACCAGCACTGGTGCACCTGTTGCAATTCACGAGGCAGACAGTGATATAGTAAGTCAAACCACAAGAGGTAAAGACTATAAAGACAGATTACCAAACGGTAATTATCTTGAGAATACTGCAAGTCACTTTGTATTAACTGTTGGTGATAATCCATCTACAGCTTTGATTTCGATGAAATCTACTCAACTTAAAGTTAGTAGAAAATGGAACTCAATGATGATGGGTATCAAAATGCAGGGTAAAAATGGTTTGTTTACTCCGCCAACTTACAGCCACATTTATAATCTATCTACTGTTCAGATGTCTAACGACAAAGGAACATGGTTTGGTTGGGATGTAGCAAAAGTAGGACTAGTTGAAGACAAGAATGTCTACGACATGGCAAAAGCTTTTGCAGAATCTGTAGGTAAAGGTGAGATTCAAACAAAACATGAAAATCAAGAAGTAAAAAAAGCTTCATTAGATTTATAATATCCTAGGTAGTGGGCGTCTAAGCGAGAGTGGAAACGCCCACGTTTATTATGATAGATAAATTTATAAATATATTTGAAGGTTTAGAACGAGCTTACGGTCAATTTAAAAAGAATGATAAAAAACTTTCTGTTAAAGTTGAAGGTAGGCCTTGGATAGAACACAAGCCCCTTACAAAACAACTTTGGGAAAACCATCTTAATGGTGTTGGTAATAGATTAGGTGTATTCCCCTTAAAAGACGACGGCACGTGCAAATGGGGCGCTATTGATATTGATGTAAATAATTACGATTACGAAAATTTATTAAAAAAAATAAGAGAACTTAAACTACCACTAATAATGTTTAGATCAAAAAGTGGGAGAGCGCACGTTTATATGTTTATGAAAGAATTTAGTAGCGCTGAAGAAGTACAATTAGTTATGAAAAAGTTTGCAGGTAAGTTGGGTCTTGCAGATATTTTAGATAGAGTTTATCCAATGCAAACTTCTTTAGCGGATAAGAAAGATGGTTCCTGGCTTAACATGCCATACTTTAATCATGAAGAAGGAAGCACTTACGCATATACAGATGATTTTGAAGACGCTTCTATTGAACAGTTTTTTGAAATGTATGATCAGTATGCACAAACAGATTTAATAGATTATTTACAAGAAGAAGTTCCCGAAGCTGTTAAGAAAGTAAAAAAGCCAAAAGAAAAGACATTAGAAGATTTTTTATTACCATGCACAAAAAATTGTTTAAAGTTAAATAATAATAAAATACCGGATGAAAATCGAAATGATTATTTATTACATATGTATACTTGGTCTATGCGTGCAGTTGAAAAGGGTGTTAAAAAAATTGAAGCGTATAGTAAAATGGATGCTGTAACGTTGCTAAAATATTTTAATCGAGAATATATGGCTAGACCGGTAGAAGAGAAAGAAATACAGGACACAATACTTAAATCAAAAGATAAAGAATACAAATACCTTTGCAAAAGACCTTTAATAAAAAATCACTGTGATGCATCTGCATGTGTCAGACATCTTTGTGGAATAACTCCTGAACAAGCTGCAGATTTGGTAGAAGCAGAACAAGCTGTTGGTGATATTACAGAGTATACAAGTAAGCCTCCAATATTTTATGAATCTGTTGATGTAAAAAAAAGAGTAGGTGATGGTTACACTAGAATAAAAGTTCCTATGCAAGGATCTGACATAATAGATAAACAAAAATGGGTAAACATATTAGCCAATGCAGGGAACTTTCCTCATACAGCAGTATTAAAAATGAAATCAGGAGATTTTCACGCCTTTCAATATGCTAGACTAGAAAAACGAGTTTATGAAGAAGCAGACGAAGAAGCGAGTGATGATAACGAGTTTAAGATAATGGTCTATTCTTTTATTAGAAAATCCACAGTTTCTTTTGGTGACGGCGCCTTGTTAGACGGAGGATGTTATGTAAATCAAAAAACTCATGATCTTCATTTTAGATTAAACAGATTAGTAGAATATTTTAGATCTCAAAAGGACAACACATCAGTAAAAAAAATATGTTTTAATCTTAAACATATTATGAAAGCTAAAAAATTAAATGGAAAGGTATACAACGAAGTAACTAAAAAAGACGTATCTTGTCCAACATGGCATTTTATTGCTGAAACTGAACAGTATTCAGTATTAGGAGATACCGCAAAGAAAATAGAACATGAAAAAAATTAGAATAGCAGGCCCACCAGGTACAGGTAAAACAACAAAGTTAGTTGAGATATATTATAAACATTTAGTAGAACAATACTCCCCAACAGACATAATAGTTATATCTCATACCAATACAGCAGCAGATCATATTAGAGGAAAAATATATGCTGATGAAAGTATTGATGACTTTCAAAAGAAAACAGGACATGAGATTTTTCACAGAGTTAAACAATCAAAGTCATCTTTAGAAGAAAACGTAACTACGGTACATAAGTTTTGTAAAAACCGGGTAAAAGGAAAAGCGTTTTTAATTGAAGACTATGATATTTTAAAAACTTTGTATCCAATGTTTGACAAGTACACATCAAATAAAAAATTTAACAGCATACAAGGTTTGTTTGCAATACATCCTTTTTTTAGATTTAAAAGTTTTGCAAAAGATAATGGTCGAGAAGTATTAGATTACTATAGAAGTTTAACTTTTGAAGAAAAAGAAGACTATCAGTATACCGCTGAAGAATTAATTAAAATGCAAGAGTGTTATATTAAATTTAAAACTAATGAAAAAATTAATGGAAGAACTACAAAAATAATTGACTTTCAAGATATGGTAGAAGACTTTTATAATAACAAAGAAGAGTCAGAAAAATTATGTAAGGATATAAAAATATTGATAGTTGATGAAGCACAAGACTCAAGTGTAATACAAAGAAAAGCTGAAGAAGTAATGTCAAAGAATGTAGATTACTTCTACAAAGCAGGAGATCCAGACCAAGCTATATTTGAGTTTGCAGGAGCTGATCCTGATTCGTTTCACAGAGAGTTTGCGAATCCTGAGATAGAATTAGAACAAGGATATAGATGTCCTAGAATAATAAATGATTATTGTAAAAAAATAATTCAAGACATTTGGAAAGAGTATAACTACACCAGGATTTGGAAACCAAGAGAAGAGAATGGTAAAATTGTAGAAGGAGAAATATTTAATTTATCTAGTTTGACGCAAGACCCTTTTGCGTCTGAACTTAAAAATAGAATACAAAATACTACTGAGAATTTTATATTTACTTATAGAGGCGGAGAACCTAGAGAAATGATACACTATTTAATGGAAATAGGTATGCCAATTGCAATACCTAACAAAGAAAAAAGTAGATTTAAATTTAAATATCCGACCAATGAAGTAAAAAACCAAAGAGAATTCTTAAGTTTTGCAAGAGGTGAATACAAATCTTTAACTAAAATTAAGGTAATGTTTAAAGGCCTTCATCCACAATATCAGTTAAAAACAATTGAACAATTAGAAGCTGCAGATAGTGGAAGCTATGATATTAAATGGTTAGTCGACAAAGGGTTTGTCGTCCCGGGTGTAAAAAACATAGATGACTTTCAAAAGATTAGTAAAGTTTCAACAATTCAAATGAAAAATTATATTAGAGAAATTGTTAACAACAATAGAGACTTAGAAAAGAAAAGAGTATTTTTAGAAAACATACATACAATTAAAGGTAAAGAATTCGATAACGTGGTATTTGATTTTAAATTAACAAGACAAGAAAATCCGTTTTCAAAAAAGAGAATGAAGTTTGTTGCATGTTCTCGTGCAAGAAAAACTTTATGGTTAGTAAAAAGTACAACTAACTTAACATTTGCAGGGAAGGAGGACCTACGATGAGTAATGTTTGGGATAAACAACACGGAGGATCACATTATCAAAAATTCAAAATTCAACCAAGTAAATTTGTTGTCGAAAATGAATTGCTTTTCCCAGAAGGGTGCGCTATAAAATATATCTGTCGTCACAGATTGAAAGGAAAAAGGGAAGATATATTGAAGGCTATACATTTTTTAGAGATGATACTTGAAAGAGATTATAAAGAATAAGATGTTAATAGATATATTTAAAACTTCTATATATAAAACAGAAATTGAAAATAATGATTATATAAAATGGTTTAAAAAAGCTCTTACTTATGAAAAAAAAATAAATAAAAAGGAAGCAATAATTAGTAATGTTGGAGGCTATCAAAGCACTAATCATCAAGGAATCACTAATACAGATATTAACCGTGAAGTTTTTTTAAGGCCCGCTCATGCTTTTTGTGAATTATTATCCCCTAAAAAAAATTTTAAAGTTGCCTTGCATTCTTGGTGGATGAATGAAAATAGTTTTGGACATTATAATTCTTTACATAATCATCACAATGTAGATGACCCTATTTTACTTTCAGGCATATACTATATTGAGGTTCCAGAAAAAAGCGGTAGACTTTATTTACAAACTCCTAATTTTGCAGGTAATTTTCCCGCAAGCACTGAAGATTATTTTGCTGACCCTATTGCATGGGGAAGTTATTTTATCACACCAAAAAAATATGATTTAATTTTATTTCCTCCTGGTGTTTATCATATGGTTGAACCCAACATGTCCAAACAAAAAAGATTTAGTGTAGCGTTTAATATTAAAGCTTTACCTATAGAAAAACCTATAGAAAAACCAAAAGAAGATTTACCAAAAGAAAAACCAAACACGTGGGGAATAGTTAAATGATACCAGAACTAGACGTGCTGGACATAAAAGATGGTGACGTTGTTGCTGTCGACTTAGAGACACACGATCCAGACCTCAAGACTCACGGATCAGGGGCCATCGTAGGTAAAGGCAAAGTGTGTGGCATTGCTGTTGCTTATAGGGATGAGAAATATTATTTTCCAATTGCTCACTTATACTCAGGACAAAACCTAGGAAAGAATACAACTTGGAAAGTTTTAAATAGAAGGATATTTCAAAACGAAAAAGTTACAAAAGTATTTCACAATGCAATGTACGACGTTTGTTGGATACGTGCAGTTACTGGCATGATGTTAAAAGGACCTGTGTACGATACCATGATTGCAGCTTCTATAATTGATGAGAACAGACAAAGATACAGTCTAGATGCTTTAGCAAAAGATTATTTAAATGATAGCAAATATAAATATGATTTAACAGATAAAGCAAAAGACCTGCATGGTATATCCGATCCTATGACTAACATGCACAAACTACCTTATGATTTAGTTGCGGACTACGCAGAGCAAGATGTATTACTTACGTTAAGACTTTGGAATAAATTTGAAAAAATAATTAAGACCCCAATAGATACAGAATCAAAAAGTAAAAAAACTTTAGAAAACATATTTGATATGGAGACAAGATTGTTTCCATGTCTTGTTGATATGAGATTTTTAGGAGTAAGAGTTGATGAAGAGAAAGCAAAAACATTTGGTGACACTCTTAAAAAAGAACAGGCTAAAATATTAAAAACAATAAAAAAAGAAACTGGTCTTGATGTAGATATTTGGGCTGCTGATTCAATTCAACCCTTGTTAGACCACCAAAAGATTACAGATTATAAAACTACACCTAAAACAGGGCGGGCTAGTATAACAAAATTATACTTAGAATCCCACCCTAATAAATATTTAAAAATGATTGCAGAAGCTAGACAATTAGATAAACTATTCAACACTTTTGTAAGTGGTATTTTAAAATTTATACACAAAG